AACGCCAATTGCTTCATACATTTTTCGATATGCATTATACAAGTTATGAATTTGTGGATTCGATTGCGCTAATTGTAATTCTGTTTGCGCCATCGTAATTCTTTGAGATTGAGAAAATATATTTGGATCTGCAACAGGTATAATATCAATTCTATCATCAAAATCTAATTGCTTAATAGTTCTTGCACCACCCACCACGTCATATGGATACTCAGGTGGTAAATATTGTGCAATAACTTTTCCAAGTAATTTAAATTCTTTTTTCATTGCAGCATACAATCGTTTATGAATAGCACTCATGACTCTTGAACCACGTTCAAGAAGAGCAATAGTTGTTCCAACGGCTGCTGCTTGATTACCATCTCCGACTTGCATATCAGCGATAGCGGCAAATCTTTGTCCCGCACCAACGACAATTCCCATTAATTGCAACAATGTCTGAGAAGGTTCCTTGTAAGGTAAAGGAAAGAATGCATCTCTTAAACTTCCTCCTGGTGCATCTACATCTTTAAACTCACCTGGCTGAATTGGTGAAGCTTCGTCTCTAACTCGAACACCTCTTTGTTTAAATCCAGCTGGTAAGTTTGACAATGTTCCTGCATCTAATAGTTGTCTTAGTGCAGTGGTTGCAGTTCTCGATAATCCACCAATCATGTGAATTAATCCAAAACCATAAAAACCTAGACCAGGTAAAAATTTAAAATGCACAAAGTATTGTATTTTATTTTTCTTAATATCTTCTGGTGCATAATTTCTTTTAATTGATAAAACTTGTCTTGAACCTTCTTCAACTGTTACGATGTAAGGTAATTTAATTCCTGTTTGTTCACCATCAGAACCAACATCTTCAAAACCTTCTAGATCTAAATTAACATGACACTCTAATAACGTATAAACATTTTCTTGTTTACCTGTTTTTCGAGTCCCAGCAAGTTCACGTTCTTTTTGTTCAAGTTCATCTTTTTGATCCGTGTTCGGTGGTCCAAGTTCAACGTCTGAATAAAAACCATTCACTTGTTGTTTTCTTAAATCATTTTCAGAAACTTTTAAAACATGGATGATTGATTCCGCATCGTCTAATGAGGTAGCCGTGTACGGAACAATCAAATCCTCAGCAGGAATAAATTTACTCACTGCTCTACCCAATAGCTGATCATAATAAACTTTTTTAAAAGTAGATCCTGCTAATGGCAAATGGAACAACATTTGATCGAACTCAGGTTCGTATTCTTGCATTTGATCCATTAAAATATAATTCATGTAATCTTTAACTCTAGTTGCTTGTTGTTGAACAGGTGGACTATCAACACCAATAACATCCGTTCGAACAGGGCCTTCTGCTGGTAAGAGTTCTTTATAAGCTTGTGATTGAAACTGTGTGACTGCTTCTGCTAACACTGGGTGGGTTGCACCTGAAGCTCCTTGAAATGGTTCAGTTCTATTTTCATATTTAAATCCTAATAAATCTAAACCTTGAATATAAGTTTGCTCCCAATCTTTTCTAGATGATTTGTAATCCATGTAATTGTTCCATGTCATTACCAATCGGTTCTAAAATATCTTCAGGTAAAATATCTGCAAGATTATCGAAATGATTTTCCGTGCCTGGTATGTTAATGGCACCTGGTTCAAAGTCTATTGTTGCACCACCATCTTCTTCTGGTATTACTTCAACAGGACCTTTTTCTATAATATCTTCTTGTTCTACTACTTCTTCCTCTGGTAAGTCAATTTCAGTTCGAACTTCATTAGGAAGGGATTTATCAATATCTGCCATTTAAAATTTCTCCGATCTTACTGTTTAACTTGTTTTAAAGGAATTTTCAAGCCTTGTGGATTAGGACCAGATTTTGGAGGTGGGCCAGATCTTTTACCACCTGAACCTAAAGGTTTGTCAATCATACCACCATGTTTTTTACCTTGTCTCATTTCTCGCATCTGTCTTAATGCTTCACTGACCGCAGACTCTAAAGACATGTCTACTCTTAAATCTTTTACAATCTCATTAAATTTTTGTTGGGTTGCTTTGTCAGCATTGGCCATGTATTTTTTACCGTAGTCCATTAATAATAAACTCTAACCTTTTGTTCTTTGATCTCATCTACATAATCTTCTGGATGATCAATCAAACCACCTTGTCTAAATCTCATGATCGCTTGTGTGGTGGAATCCACAAGGTCATCGTGATCTCCATAAGGAAAAGATGCACACTCTTCAATAACTTCTTCGGCAAACTTTTGCTTAGGAGCCCATATCATACCAGATTCAAATAAAGGTGCAACAGCATTTACACGAGCATGTTTGTCGTTTCCACGACTTGGTGTGAAGTTCATGACTGGAATATCCATTTTCCGTAGCTCATACGTCAGGGGCAATCCAGAAGCTTTCGCTTCAATAATCACAGATTCAGGTTGCCAATAACGATATTGCTCTAAGGCAACTCTTCGTAGTTCAGGAAATTCATACCTTCCTTTAATCGCATCAAGCAAAATTAAATTCGCACCACTATCTTCATTCGGATACCAAATCCCCCATGTCGTAATAGCAGAGTAATCCGCTGTTTCTTTTTTCAAGAACGCTGTATCATAACTTTGTATAACATGATGCAGTGTTGGAATGTTTTCACTATCATATGTTCGCCACCACTCTCGTTTTAAAATCGCACCTTCTTCACTAGTTGGATTCTGCATCCACTGTGCATTCCATTTACCAATCGGTAATGCTGCTCTAACTTTTTCTAATTCTTCAAATTCCCAATACTCTGGCCAAACAGGTTTTGGATCTGATTCATGGTCCAAGATCGCTGGAAACTCAACCACGTGCCATTGATCTGACTTTGCTTCCTTTTGACTAGAGACCAAGGCTCCTGTTAAATCTTTCGTACTCCAACGGGTCATGACAACAACAATTTTTCCACCAGGTTGTAAACGTTGACGAGGACCTGATGTATACCATTCATATGCTCGCTCTAAAGATACTTTTGACATTGCATCTTGTTCAGAATGTGGATCGTCAATAATCAATAAATCTGCACCCCGACCTGTGATTGCTCCACCAACCCCAGCTGCAAAGTATTCACCACCTTGTTCCGTTTCCCATCGTCCAGCGGCTTGTGAGTCTTCTCTTAGAGTTGTTTTAAAAATTTTTCTATAGTCATCACTATCAATCAAGTTTTTTGCTTTACGACCAAAACGAATTGCAAGTTCTGCCGTGTGGGTTGCTTGAATAATTTTGAGCTTTGGATCACGGCCCACCATCCAGGCTGGCAAAAGATAAGATGAAAATTCTGATTTAGTATGCCTTGGTGGCATATTAATAATTAAACGATTTATTTCTCCCGATGCAAGTTTATTAAATTTATCTGCGATGTGTCTGTGGTGGGACCCCTCTACGAACTCTGGCCACACACATTTGACAAAGGACATGAAATCATTCTTAGCCTTGTTTTGTATTTTCTTTTCTGCATGCAGAATCTTTAATTGTTTAAAAGTTCTACGTATATCAGCAGGTAGTTTATCTAGATCTATATTATCAATGTCCATTCGAAAAAATTTTTGTAAAATTTTTTGCACCTATAAAGATGTTTGAAGAACTTTTTTACAGGGTCTGACAATATAAATCAAGCATATATACTAACATATTAGGATCCCTTTTTATTAAATAAGGGTATACGGTACTTCGTACTTTGATTTTTTGGGGTCGACTTGGTACCTCTATTGAGCGCACGCGAACCACGAACCACGCACATAAAAAAAGGCGCCCTTGTTTAAGGGGCGCCTTAGTAATGATTGGATTTTAATTATATAAATTTAAATTCTAATTGGATCGGATTGGCCTCAGCGATTTTCTGATAGTCAACGTCGTTGTAGCCGTCGAGTTCAGCCGTGCAACTTTCACAGCTGAAAAAAGGCCTCGTGTCATTCCAATTGATAACACTACGATTGATAAGATGAACGTTGTCACTGTCATCATTTTTTTGAGGTGTTGAGCCTTGAACCACGATTTGCCAATCACCGTTCGCGGTTTGCTTATAAAAATGCCTTACCCATGATTGCCCGAAAACATCGGGCAAATAGGTTAGATCTTCAGACTTACAATAAGTACAAATTAATTTTTCTTTATTCATTATTGAACCTCTAACCATGCTAGTTTATTTTTATTTTTTAGAT